CGTTCGGCTGCATGAATTCACCGCGCCAGCGCATCCGGCCTTTCAACACGCGGCGGTCCATGTCGCTGAAGCTGCGGCTCGCAACCTGCACCATGTCTTCGGCCTTGTTCAGCAGCGCGAAGCGGATCGACTCTGCCGAACTACCGATCAGGCTCGCGTAAAGTGGGAATACTGAGTCGGTGCCGAACAAGAACTGGATGGCCTGCCGCGCTTCGCTGTCCAGGTTCTTCTCCTTGCGCTTTTCATCGGCCGTCATTGGCTTGCAGGCGTCCTTGATGGCCTGCGCAATCACTGCTGCCAGCAGTCGCGCGCAGGCAGCGGTTTGTGCGTCAGTGGTCTGGCGCGTCGAAACAAAATCAATCATCGTGGTCCTTCCCGGCATGCAGCCGAACTGTCGGTTCAAGCGGAGAGCCAACGGCTATCCGCACCTGTGCGCTTCGTCGGCAGCGTCACGGCCGTTGTCTCCCGCTTAACCTAGCGTTCGGCTTCACTAATACCCCGCGCTCATGCAGCGAACAGGTCTTCCGTCTTTGCGGTGGCGGCCGCGAGATTGGCCGCTGCCTGCGCGTAGTAGCTGGCTTTCAGTTCGGCGCCAACAAAGCGCCGGCCCATCTCCAGCGCTACATAGCCCTCGCTGCCGATGCCCATGAATGGCGAGAGCACGATGTCGTTCGGGTTCGTCCACAGCATCACGCCGCGGCGGATGACGCCCAGCTGCAGCGGGCAGATGTGGCGCTCGTCGTCGTGCTCGCGGGCGCTCATGTACTGCAGGGTGTCGCTCGGGTTGATGTCCATCCACACCGGGCTGGCCACCTTCTGCCAAACCTCGACCGGGAACTCTTCGGCGGTGTGCGTCACGTGCTCTTCAGCTTCGCCAGGGGCGCGCATGGTGATGAGGTAGTCGGGGATGCCCATGCGGGTCATCTCGCTGCGCTCGCGGATGCTCTTGTGCAGCAGGCCCAGCGCCTTCGTGCGGGTCATGGCCGTCACCGGGTCTTTCCAGATCGTGGCCTTGGCGTGGAAGATGAACCCGTGCCGCTGAAAGGCGCGGATCAGGTCACCCGGGAAGTCCTTCAGACCGATGTGCCCGTCACGCTCCTTGCTGGCCGGCATGTCCATGCAATGGAAGCTGACGTTCCGGCCCGGCTTCATCACGCGCCGCAGCTCGGCGATGAGAAAGTCAAGATGCGCGAAGAACTCGGCATCGTCGCGCACGTTGCCCATGTCGCGCGGGCTGTTGCTGTAGGTGTAAAGGCTGGCGAACGGTGGCGAAAAGATCGAGTAACCGATGCTCGCGTCTGGCAGCCCCTTCAATACTTCAACGCAGTCGCCGTGATATGCGGCGTAGCGGTCGGTCACGATCTGGTCGATGCAATTCATGCTGCTACTTTCAAAAATGCCGGCACGGTCACGCGCTGGCTTGCGTTGTGGATATTGGTTTGCCTCGTGGTGCCGGTCACTTCCTGCATCACGGCATCGCGGGTTTCTTGGCTCAAGCTCTCGGCCATCTTGGTGGCGTCACGTTCTTTGCGCTTCAGGTTCGCCACCACTGCGCCCTCGGAAGAAGACGCGAAGACATGCACATGCACATCGCGCCGCTGCCCAAAGCGCCAGCACCGCCGCACGGCCTGGTAGTACGCCTCGAAACTGTCGGTCACGCCCACGAAGGCCATGCGCGCAGAGTGCTGCCAGTTCAAGCCAAAGCCGCAGATGCTCGGCTTGCTCACCAGCACGCGGAACCGGCCAGCCGCAAAGTCGGCCAGGCGCTGTTCCTTCACTTCCGTACTGTCGGCGCCAGCAATCTGCACCGCGCCATTGATGGCCTTGGTGAGTGCATCGCCTTCGGCGTTCAGGTCGCACCACACGACCCACGGCTCTGCCGCCTCGCTGTTCACAATCGCGGCGCAGTCGCGCACGCGGTCGGCCGTTGACATGCGGCGCGCGTCTCGGCGCTCGCTCAAGGTCTGCGCCTCGGCCGCGAACAGCAACCCGTTCAGCGGCATTTCGGTTTCGACGGTGTGCTCGTGCAAGTGCAGCGGCGGCAGCGCGTAGGCCGAATCATCAAAGCCAAGGTCTGAGGGGCGGCGCACCATCGCGCCCCACTGGCTCACCCACTGCCAGAAAATATGCCGCGCGTGGCCCTTCAAGCGCCATACGCTCGTGTCGCCGCCGTCGTGCGTGAAGTACTCGGCCAGCATCTCGGCGCGCGTGCAAACGCCCAGGAACTCGGCATGCGTGCCCAGCTCTGTCCAGTCGTTCGGCGCCGGGGTGGCGGTCGCGCACAGCTTGAAAGGCGTATCCCGAAACGCAGTCAGCAGCGTGCGCAGCGTCTTGGCGTCGTGGTGCTTGATGCAGCTCGACTCGTCCAGCACCACAGCCCCGAAGATCGAGCAATCGAACCGATGCAGTCGGTCATAGTTCGTGATGCAGATCCGCGCGCCTTCGCTCGGGTCATAGTCACTTCCATCGCGGCAGTGCAGCACGCTCACGCCAATCTCGGCGCCTTCGGCCACTGTCTGCGGCGCCACGGCCAGCGGGGCAAGAATCAGCACCGGGCGGCCGGTGTGCAGTCGCACGGCTTCAGCCCATGCCAGTTGCATGCGGCTTTTGCCGAGCCCGGTGTCTGCGAAGATCGCAGCGCGTCCACGCTTGCACGCCCACGACACCAGCGCGCTCTGATGCGGGAACAGGCCGTGGTCTGGCATGTAGGCGCCGTGCGGTATGCCTGTCGGTGGCACGCGAGAGAGTTTCGTTTGTACGTAGTCGTCGTAGTTCATAGTCATCAGTCGTTGTGCGCCACCAGTGAAGCCGAACACGCCAATCAAGCGGACCCGTCACGGAGTACCGTGCCGTGCCGCTTATCGGCAACGTTAGCCATCATTTGGCCGCCCACTCTCGTCTGGTGTCGTTCAAATGCTTGTACTGCTGCTCTAGCCATACAGCGCACTGCTCATAAGCCTCCTGCCCAAAAAGGGTCTGCACCGCAAGCTTCCATTCCAGCCGAGTCTGCAGCTTTCTCAAGTATTTGAGCCGCTCGTTTAGCCGCGTTGTCCGGCTTGCGTTCTCTCTCATCGCAACCCCAAGGGCCTTGTATTCGCGTGTTTCGTAAGGCCGACCGGTTGGGTTGAGCTTGTTCCGCTCGGCATCAAGCATTGCGTTCTCAAGGCACAGTTGCTCTCTACGAGCTACACACTCTTGCTCGGCCTCCCAAGGAGGCATTTCCTCAAGGCGAGCCCAAAACACTTTGTCATCATCCATGATGGCTAACTCCTTAATCGAGCCGACCGCCTACGGCGTCGGCTCATTGCGAACGTTGTGCGTCAAGGCAGCGTCCGGGAAATCCCATAGGCCCTGCGCCCCTTTCCACGGCAACGGCTGCGCGTAGCGGCGCACGTCCTGCAACACCCAGCACCAAGTACCGTGCGCGTGCATGTGCTCGCGCAGCCACGGGTATTTCGCGTCGTACTCTCCGCGCTGAATGCGGTCGATGTGAAGCACGTCCGCAAGCCGCGCATCTCCGACCGCAGCGCCGAACACCAGCGGGTCGCCGCGCTCCGCAAACACCTGCTCGTCCTCGTCGACGAGCCACTGGCGGCTTTTGCCTGCGTGGATCAGCAGCCGCCCGCGGTAGTTGGTCGGCCATTCACGGTTTTCCACCAGCTTCTCACCGGTCACAATCAGTGCCGCATAGGGCTGGCAAATCGTCAGTGCTTTCATGTCCTCTCCATCACGTTGCCGCACAACCCGGCGGTTGAGCTGACCGCCCAAAAGCTGCGCTTTCGTGCGTCAGCTCACCTTTGCGTTAGGCATCACTGGCCGCGCCCGTTGGCGTCCACCAGAAGCCACAAGTTGGTCAGCGAAAACTCGTCGGCCAGGCATCGCTTCGTCAGGTGCCGCTCAATCGCTTGCAACTCCTGGCGGGCGCGCTGGTGAAGGTCGCCGCTAACATGGTGCGTCGGTATGCCTGGGCAACGCGGCCCAAAGCACCCTTGTTCGCGCTGTTGATTGCACTTCGTGCAGTGGTAGCTCATCGGTGTTCCTTGCAAAGCGGCCGCCTGGCTTCTGGCTGCGCGCGGCCTTCGTAAGTGCTGTGCTTCCACCAGTGCCACTCGGCACCGTCAAAGCCGCAGTGAATGCAGCACCCGTCGTCGTCCCACTCGTGATGCCTAACTGTCGGTTCAAGCGGAGAGCCAACAGCGGCCACCACTTGTTCGTCTTCATGCTTGGTCACGGCTGTTGTCTCCCGCTTAACCTGGCGTTGGGCGTCTTGCCGCGCGGCCCATAGGGTTGCGGAGGCGGCGATCCAAGCTCGTCCAGCGCTTCACACCAGTGCGTCACTACCTGCGGCACGCCGGCCGGGCCAATCGGCAGCGGCAGCCAAGTGCCGGCATCCCTGTCGAATTGGTGCAAGCGCCACGATCCTGTGGCGTTGTCCTTCTGCTGCAGCGTCCACACCAGGTACACCTTGTACGGCGTCTCTGGCCGTGGCGGCATGCGCTCATCGCAGGCTATCCAGTCCATCGCATTTATCCTTTCGTGCCTTCGTTCACCAGCCGCCCAACAACTCGTTAGAGCGCACCATCGTGAAGACCTCTGCGCCGTGCTCTACCGCCTGCGTCGCTAGCCTTTCCCACTCGTCGAGCGTGGCCTGGTACAACCCAGCCGGCCAGTCGTCGCCCTCCAAATACACGCCGTAGAAGACAATGCCGTCCTTCACGTCATGCACATTCGCTTCGCGCTTGCCCTTGCGAAACGTCAGCCCTTTCGTTGGGGCCGGCGCTCTAACACAACGGTCAACGACGGACATGCCGCCATAGCCGCTGTTTTCGGTTTGTGGTTGATCCATCGTCATCACTCCTATTCAGTCCTTCCTGGCGGCATGCCCGTTACCTCAGCGTTAGCCGGCTTGCGGTACATCGGGCAGCGGCATCCAGTGCGTCACCGCTGGGTCGCTTCCGTCGTCACAGATGCCGTTGTCTTCGGCCGGATAGCACCAGCCGTTCTTGTCGTGCGGGCTGCCGGTGTACTGGCCAGTGCTTGCAATCGCGCTCTGCCCAGCAAAGGCAATCAGCACCTCGGCGAACTTTTCGGGCAGCCGCTCGGCAACCGACACCCATCCATCGGCCGGCTTACCGCTCGACGCGGCGGCAGCTTTGCGCTCGGCCAGCAAGGCCAGCACCTTGCGCGGCATGAGTGTTCCGCCTTCGCTTCGGCAGCGCGAATAGTCCAGGCCCATGATGGTCAGCAGCGAATCGGTGTGCTTGCACTCGTCCTCAACCGCTGCGCGTTCAACGGCCCGCGCGAACAGCAGCCACCACGGACTATCGTTGTTGCCGCCTTGAAGGCTGTGGCGGTTCATCAGCAGCGCAATGTCTCGGTCTGTCAGCATTCCTCGCTCCTTTCGTTTCTCCACCGGCCGGCTAACAGCCAGGTCAACCCGGACCAGCCTTCGGCTGGCCGGTTACCTGGGCGTTAGG